CGAAGGAGGTTCTATCCTTGGTCCAGCACTAACAATGTCATCAGTCTTGAAGTCCCATACACCTTTGATCTGACCTTCCTTGATCAGCTCAACGACAGCCGCTTCAACTGCTGCCTTGACCGCTTGCGTTCCGGGCTCATTTATAGTGAGTCCTGCTTCTAGTTCAAACGCCTGCGTACCATCTTTAACAAACTTCAGCACTGCTAGACTGTCGGCGGTGCTGTAGATCGTTTTCTGCACATTAACACTGGCCAAGACTTTGCCTGTATTAACACTAATCAATCTCAAACTAACTGTTACTATATCTTCACTGTACTGTGTCTGTGGTCCTATGCCCAGCATACGTGCCGCATAGCCGCCGCTCTTAGTACTGCTGTCGTATCCTGTGATACCACCTTCTATGATCACCCCAGCAAACATCATCGGGCTCAATGGTTTAGCGTTAGCACCATCATAGGCTTCACGCATTTGACGTATCAGTTGACGCTCTTTGGTCAAGCTGTCAATCCCCACACGTTCAACCACAGTAAACCAAGTACCTTTGCCTACGTCTTGTAGGGCTTTAATAAGGAATGCGTCCGCACCCTGTGTTACTGCCGTTGACAAGTTGGCCATATTTGCTGCAGGTCGACGCTGTCCCGTCTTGTCGGCGAAACTATATACAGCTACCACTATAGGTTTACCAGCTGGTGGTGGTATAGTGTCAAACTCTTTCTGCATCAGGTTTTTGACTGCTTTGGGCTTCTCAGGATTGCTGATCAAATTGGTGGTAGCACACCCCACGAGCATCAACAATAAAAACACAGACACAATTTTCTTCATATTATTGGAACACGAACTGCCCTAACGGTATAGTAATACTGGTCGCACTGCCCATGTAATCAGTTACATTCAGGGTGATCTCAGTGCTGGATCTTGTCCAATTGATTATATTACCTTCAAAGTTAAGTGTGCCAGCGTTACTTCCGCCATCTGCAAACATAGCAGTGGCTAAGTTCTGGCTGATCTGGGCATAGATACGTGATTCCAAGTTATTCATGAACTTGGCGATATTGGTATTTTTAGCTTCGTTAGCTTCTTTTTCTAACCTAGATTGTATCTCTTTTTGTAAGGCATCGCGTCGATTATGTTCTTGATTTTCCATCGTAAGAACATGGGCACTATAACCATTACCGTTAAAACTTGGACTTTTAAACGTAAAGTCAGGCAAGGGTTGTGCAGATGCTGTAACTGCAAAAGATAGAATTAGGAATGAAATACATAGTTTCATTTTCTCGGCTCCTTGTTATTATTTAACAAGAAACCTTAAGAATTAACTATGTGTTAATTGTTGACTGCTTTAGTTGGACTTTACTGCTTCTGATGCGTCTATGCGCTTGAGGATTTCTTCGTAAAAACTATCTACTTCACCACCAAATTTGCCCATTAAGTGCTCGATGCATTGGCGGCAGTAGTTGTACTGTTTGGAATGATACCCATTAAGAAAATCATTATGTAGCGTAGTCCATTGTTCTAACTGTGGTAAATCGCTAATAGATATCTTATCTGCTGGAATTAAACAAAAAACTTCAATGTCGTGTCCTTCTTTGTTTATAGTTTCTAGATCTAAAACTGTGTATTTTTGTCTTAGACGTTCTGCGTTTTCTCTACCAAATATAATATCCACTTAACGTTTCTCCGTAATACCGCACCGTTCAAATACGGTTTGGACTGCTTGTGCTTGACTGACACAATCTTCTAAGGCATTATGCAAGCCTGCTTTGTTCTTATCTCTGGGGTCACCATGTGTGCTTAATAGTGTGCGGCTATCACGGATCTGCCAGAACTGCCATGGGCAAGGTAATCCCAATTGGCGATATAGGTTTTCTAAGATAACGATATCAAACACAGGACCCTGTGCCCAGATGTTATCAGCGCCTACTATAAATCTATTTAACTGTTTTGTAAACTCGTCTAATGAAATGCGATTTCCATCACCAAGTGCTTCTTCTCTAACATCATCTGCCTGTCGACCCCACCATTCAACTGTATTGTCATCTACATGGCGGCCAAGTGCTGTTTGTTCATCCACGTTAATGCGGAAGTAAATGCCATCTACGATATCATGCTGTTTATATGGACTGAACTTACAAGCACCAAAGGTAAGAATAGTAGCATCCGGACGTGTGCTAAGTGTTTCTAAGTCTAACATTACGTCCATTATTTAGATTCGTCTTTCAAAAGTTTAAGAGTTTCAGCATGCGCTACACGCTTACGTAGACTTGAACTAGAGAATGAATGATCTCGGCCATTAAACACCAATTCTATACCACGATGTATACATTCTTGCTTTCCTGTAAACTCGCTGTGTTCATATTCTACACCTAAGATGCGCACATCCAATGGTAAGATTAACAACAAGTCAATCAAGTCTTGTTCTGTTTGATAAACTACAACTTCATCTACATAACGACAAGCGGCTAATTGTATCTGTCGCTCTACGATACTCTGTATTGGTTTGTTCTTAGTATCTCTATCGATAGTTGGATCTGTCTGTAGGCCTGCGATTAGATAATCACAGTGATTTTTAGCTTCACTTAACATGGCAATATGACCTGCATGTAGCATGTCAAATGTACTGAATGTTATACCAATCTTTTTACCTTCTGCTTTGAGCTCTTTGATCTTGTTAAAAATCATTCAGTATCGGGTTCCAATTTAATATTTAAAGGAAATCCATTATTACGTGCAAGTTGAGTGACTTCTACACCCTTTTGTTCGGCCATCTCATAAGGTAATATAGCTACTACAGCACTGCCTTCTTCGTGGATTTTTTGAGTTAATGATGCGGCTTCTTCTGGAGTGCAGTCAAACACTGTGATCAAACTTTCTACTACAAATTCCATAGTAGTAACATTGTCATTAATATAGATCACACGATACATTGGAGGTTCATGTAGATTTAAATTAGGTGTAACTTTAGTCTTGGTTATGGCTTTAGTACTCATCAAACTCCTTTGCTTATGTGTTACAAATTAGGGTAGGGCAACTACACCCTACCCTTATATTATATTACTTCTGAAAGGTAATTGCAACCTTCTTTGGTTTAGCTGACTCAGGAATAATATGTTCTAAAGTAACAATTAAAATACCATTTTTAACTGTTGCTCCTTTGACTTCTACATTTTCTGCAAGAGCAAATGTGCGTTCAAAATCGCGTCCTGCAATACCTTGATGTAGATACTGCACTTCTACTTTATTTTCCTTATTAACTGCACCAGTAACAACTAGTTCGTTATTAACGATTTCAACATCTAACTCACTTTCATCAAAGCCTGCAACTGCTACCTCAATCTTCCAGATAGTCTCTGACTCTTTAATGATATTGTAAGGTGGATAGTTAGTAGCATTTAATGTGCCAGCAGTACGGCTGAGCTCATCAAACATACGATCAAATCCAACTGCAAATCGTTGAATACTTGGAATATCCAAACTGTTTACATATAATTGTTTCATAGCTTATTCTCCTTTTAAGTTAAGCAAAAATAAATGAAAGACCCAATTACTCAGCATCTTTCTTAACTTCAGTAAACTCAGCGTCTACTACATTATCTACTGGTTTTTCTGAATTTGTTTCTGCACCAGGTTCCACTGTTGGTGGAGTTTCTGCTGCTTGTTTAGCCTGTAATAAAGCTGATAATGGTTCAAATAACTTGGTTACAGAGTCTTTGATTTTTTCAGCGTCATCAGTTTTAATCGCATCTTCGACTGCGGTGATCGCTTCTTCAATCTTAGACTTTTGTTCATCAGTAATCTTATCACCATATTCTTTAAGATCTTTACGTGCATCGTGTAGTTGTGCGTCAGCAACATTTTTAGCTTCAACAACTTCACGTGCTTTTTTATCCGCTTCAGCATTAGCTTCAGCATCTTGTACCATCTTTTCAATCTCTTCATCTGTTAAACCTGAGTTGGCTTTGATGGTGATCTTATTTTCTTTACCAGTGTTTTTATCTCGAGCACTTACTTTTAAGATACCATTAGCATCAATGTCCAAGGTAATTTCAATCTGTGGTTGACCACGACGTGCCGGAGCGATACCTTCTAGGTTAAATTGGCCTAAGACTTTATTGTCTTTGATAAACTCACGTTCACCCTGGGCAATAACCACTGTCACAGCAGGTTGATTGTCATCTGCTGTTGAGAATACTTGACTGGCCTTGGTAGGGATAGTAGTATTCTTTTTAATCAACTTGGTCATAACACCACCAAGTGTTTCAATACCTAGACTTAGCGGAGTAACGTCTAACAATAGAACGTCAGTCTTGTCACCAGCAAGTACCGCACCTTGGATAGCTGCACCAACTGCTACTGCTTCATCTGGGTTAACATCCTTACGTGGAGCCTTGCCAAACAGTTTCTCAACTGCTTCTTGTACCTTAGGCATACGTGTCTGTCCACCAACTAGGATAACATCACTGATGTCATCAGCTGATACTCCTGCATCTTTAAGAGCAGTCTTACACGGTTCAATACTGCGATTGATTAGTTCTTCAACTAGGCTTTCAAACTTAGCACGTGTGATGTTTACGTTTAGGTGTTTTGGACCTGTAGCATCTGCTGTGATGTAAGGTAAATTAACAGTTGTTTGTTGTCCGCTTGATAGTTCAATTTTTGCCTTTTCAGCTGAATCTTTTAATCGTTGGAGAGCTAGTTGATCTTTGCTTAGATCAACACCGGACTCTTTCATAAACTCGTCGATGATATAGTCCATCAGGCGTTGGTCAAAGTCTTCACCACCGAGGAATGTATCACCATTGGTTGACAATACTTCAAATTGGTGCTCACCATCAACGTTTGATATTTCAATAATACTGATATCAAATGTGCCACCACCTAGGTCGTACACAGCAATCTTTCGATCACCTTTTTCTTGTTTATCCATACCAAATGCCAAGGCAGCCGCTGTTGGTTCATTGATAATACGCAGGACTTCTAATCCGGCGATCTTACCCGCATCTTTTGTGGCTTGACGTTGTGCGTCGTTGAAGTATGCTGGAACAGTGATAACTGCCTGTGTTACTTCGTGACCCAAATAGTCTTCAGCAGTCTTTTTCATTTTGATCAAGACTTCTGCTGAAATCTGTGGTGGTGCTAGTTCCTTGTCATCGATCTTAACCCATGCATCACCGTTTTTATTTTTGATGATCTCATAGGGCATTAAATCTAAATCTTTTTGTACTTCTTTTTCGTCAAACTTACGCCCAATCAAGCGTTTACTTGCATAGACTGTTTTCTTTGGATTAGTTACTGCTTGACGTTTAGCTGGTGCGCCAACTAGGATCTCATCGCCATAGGCAACGATACTAGGTGTAGTACGAGCACCTTCATTATTTTCGATAACACGTGGTTTATTGTTTTCTAGGATAGCCACACATGAGTTGGTGGTTCCTAAGTCGATACCGATGATCTTAGACATAGTTTTCTCCTTTATTAAGCAAGATCTATAATATAAGGCCCTTAATAGGCACCCTATACAATTATTTATTTCTACTACAAACTATTATATACTAATATAATTTTTTGGGCAACTGTTGGCTCTGAAGTTTCTTTTTCCAACGGTTTTTAGCCGCACTAGCTTTTTTCTTACGAGTAGCTGTGGGCTTTTCGTAGTGTTCTCGATCACGTAGGTCTTGTAGTAATCCGCTATCCTGCATCTTCTTTTTGAATTTGCGCATAGCCTGTTCTACGTTATCATTCTTAACGTAAACTGTGCTGCCTTTTAGACTGTTTTCAAATGCCATTAACGCCTTTCCTTGATTATAATAGTATATTATTTACCATATTATAACAAAGTTTCCGCAGTATTGTCAACAGTTTTTTGCTCAATCTTTTCAAAATAAGCTAAAGGATCAGTGAATTCCTGATCAAATCCATAACGGATACCACTAGTAACTTTGACTTGGCTAATGTCATTGATTAGGAACACATCTGCTGAAGAGCCTACATAGTTTAACCATTCCAAATCATAGTAATCACCTCTGTAGGTATATACATCAAAATCAGTCTTGCTGGTCTTTAAGAATGCCAGTAGATCCATAAAATCTTTGGTGCTACAATCTACCAATACTACTGTATGATGGTGGGTTTTTTCTACTGTGCTGGGATAGGTTATTAGCCTATTATTTTGATTTTCCATTTAAATACCTCGATATTTGTTCACGTTCAACATCTGTGAGTAGATCAACATCATACTCTCCACTGTCGATCTTTTCTATTAGATGTTGTATATATGCTTGATCATAGGCAAAACTGTCAGTCTTGGTTTTGTCTACTTCGATCCATTTCTTTTCATTCCATTTGTATAAGCGGCTAGGCAAGTAGTCTACACGCAGATATATATCACCTTTAACTGGATCGGTCGGGAAGTTAGTGCCAAAATCAGCATTGACTGGTGCAGTTGATTCAGCACTAATGCTGAAATCTGGTATTACTATCTGATTAGGATTTTCATGTATAACCACAGCCCTGGGTATGGGATTAATCGGTTCTTCGTCTGTAGCTGGTGCTTGGAATCCTCTTAGTGGTGGAGGATCAGCATACGGAATATCAGCTAGTGGTGCAGGTTCTGGTGCAGGTGGTTCGATGAATCGTTCTACTATAACTTCCTTGATGACTTCTACAGGAACTTCTTTGATTATTTCCTTGATGACTTCAACTGGTCTGTCAACGAATACTTCTTTGACTACTTCTCGTTCTACGATTACTTCTTTAGGGGGTTGCTGAAGAAGCTCATGAACTTTTTTTTTAGGTTTTCAGCTGTGGCTTTAACTGCCTCTAGTTCGCGTTCAAGTGTTTTATTCTTTGCCTGTTCTTCATCTATTAGTCTTTGGGCTTGTGTTTCTTCACCTTCAAGGATTGGTATATCTAACTCTTTTAATGTATCAGTTTGGTCGATACCCGACTCTTGTTTAATTTGATCAATTTGATTGTCAGTCAAAGGTGCATCATCTAACTCATATTTGGGTTCTTCTCTGTCAGGAAAATCTGGCTCATATGGTGGCCATGCTTCAGTTTTTGGTTGCCAAACCTGTTCCCAATCATCTCTGCGTTTAGGTCTATGCCAAGCAAATGTCTGATCAGCGGCTAGGATTAATACTAATGCTAGAGGATCAAACACTAGAACGATCAAGATGATGACCCATCTAACTGCTTTTTCTAGTAGATTAGCATCTGGATTGTCACCATAGATCAGTGCCGCGATGTATTTGATTGGTCCAACTTCTGCTTCGACTTTACGTGCCTGGCTGGCTATAGGAGCACGTTGTTCTTGTAATGCGCTAATTTTCTTTTGCGCGGCGGATATTTCGTTTTGGAGATTGGTTCTCTCTTTGGCTTGTGATCTACGGATTTGGACTGCACGTTCTGCTCCTTTGTCATCTGTGGTACGGCTTAGTTTCTCATCAACCTGTGCGTCCATTTGCTTCAATGCTTTTCTTGCGGCTTCGATATTGTCACGCTCAGTGCGGATCTTGTCATCAAATATCTGCACCTGTGCTGATACGTCACCAGCTGGCACTGCTTGATCTAAGTGTGCTTTTGATAGGAATCCAAAGATGCCCATACTTGTGATCAGCATAAGGATACCAATGGCTGGAACTAGATATAGTTTGAACTGTAGTGCGGCGCGATCCCAATATTTGTGTAGCCAAACTGTTGTGATGACTTTGCCCAGTTCTAACACACTGCCCATGATAACGATAGGCCAAAATGCCGCGGCAAAGATAGCAGTAAGTCCAGCGATGCTGTAGAAAGCCGCTGTTACTGATATTGTTAATGCGATTGCAAGTAGTAGGTAACCAAATAACATAGTTATATATTTAGTGAGTTATACTAGCTATATTAGCAAGATATAATGATGCAAGCAAGAGTTTTTGGCTAATAGATTTCAACCACAGTACCAATTTCAGCGGCTGTGGTATCAAGAGTGAAATTACCGCCTGCCCAAGCAGACAGATATTCAGCATAGGCCATACCATTTGATATGGTCCAACCAGCAGGAGCGGCTGTGATACTGTCTCCATAGAAACTAAATGCTACAACAGTAGCTGGCACACGGTTAACTGTAAGCCCGGGTATAGCCAGTGTAGTTCCAGTAGCATTACTGTCTACTCCAACACCTGTGCCCACTTCACTAGCACCACGGAATATCAGGCAGCCAGAATATGGAACTGCGCTGGCATCAGCACTGCCACCATCAAAGGTCAGGGTCTGTGCTCCACCATCTGTGAACTGATAGACCATTCTGGTACTGCGATCACTACCTGTACCAAAGGGATTAGCTGTGCCGGTAGCTATGCTGGTCCAACCTGCGGGTGTGGGACTAGCTGTGCTGGTTCTGTTACTACCAAATGCTATGATAAGATCACCGGCTGTTGTGGCAGGTATATTGATTGTGGTTACCCCAGCGGCTGAAACCGTTGATCCTAATACGCTGGCTACTAAGATAGGCACAGGCGTCATCAATAGAGCCTGTTGTAGCATTATGTTATACCTGCACCCGATATCACGAAAGTATTAGCTGCAACACAGATCACAGTGGCTACACCATAACGTGCTAACGTCCTATTACCTGTGCTAGCTGTACCTGCTAGTCTTAAGGTAACGTTGGTTCCTTGGACTATGGTATTGCTAAAGTTCTGATTATTATAGATACTGACTGTTTGTCCAAACGGACTGTTAAACACTCCGCCCGGTATAGTGATATTACCAACAGTGATGTTAATCATCTGACCGTTGTCTGTGGCCTGTAGAGTATAACCGGTGTTTTTACTATTTTGTGGAATACTACGTAACAGCCCAAGGCTGTCTGAAATCCCATCGCCGGAAGTTATAGCACCAGTGGCATTTAGTGCTCCCGCATTTACCACTGCACCTGAGATGTTAGCTGTGGTATTGATGAAGCCAGTCGAGTTCACACCAACTAATGTGGCAACACCAGTGGCTGTTATTTGTCCTGTGTTTACATTAGCAGCTGAAAGATTTCCAGATGCTGTGATGGTTCCTGTTGAAGATACTCCGCCGGCAGTGACATTACCCGGAGTAGTAAACTTAGTTGCCCACACGCCGTCGGCTACAGTAACATTAGCCACATCAACACGGCTGGCGGCTGGACTACCTACGGGTGTTACTATGAATGTTAT